CACGTACCGTTTGGCGGAAGGCACTGGGGTACGAATACAAGGACACTATTGGCGGTGAGTTAGTAGTCAAATCTAAGCAGCCTGACAAAGACATGATCCAGCTTATATGGGACCGGCACGAAGGTAGAGTCGCAATGGCGACTGATCCCGAGACTGGAAAGCTCAGTGCAGCAGATAAAGTATCAGAAGTCCAGAAGGATCGTTTGAATATCATAGCGCACAATGCAGCAGACAATACAACCACAGCTTAGTACGCCGTTTCCCGAACTGTGGGATACGTGGACATGCCCTAAAACGGGTCTGGTGGTTCCCAAGACTCGTACTGCCAATCTTGAGTACCGACAGAAGATTCTCAGGGCTGCTGAGAATGATGTGGGGATGCAGCGAGACCTATTGGCAGCGTGCCGAGATTCCCTGTTGTATTGGGTCAATACATTCGTGTGGACTTTTAACCAATTCACCGTCGATGCAGAGGGGCGGACACGGCCAGCAGTAGAGAAGCATGTTCCATTCGTAACATGGCGAATTCAAGACGAGTATTACAGCGAGATAGAATATGCCATTAACGATGGACATGATATTGGTGGACGTAAATCCCGTGATATGGGGGCGAGTTGGACTTGCACTGGCGCGTTTCACCACCAGTGGTTGTTCAATCCCGATATACAGCTTCTTGAGCTTTCACGTACAGAGGCTTATGTAGACCAGACCGGGAACATGAAGGCGCTATTCCAGAAGCATGATTATATCAACCGATGGTTGCCGAAATGGATGTTGCCCCCTGGGTGTATGCCTGGACAGAAGTATCGTACAAAGATGCACATGCTCAATAGTCTAAATGGGAGTTGTATTGACGGCGAATCGACTACTGCTCACGCCGCCTCTGGTGACAGGCGTACAGCTATCTTACTCGATGAATTTTCTAAGGTGGAAAACGGAACTGCCATCCGAACAGCCACTGCGGACGTTGCGCCTTGCCGAGTTGTCAACTCTACGCCCGCTGGTGCGGGAACTGAATATAGCCGATGGCTTACATCCGGCCAGATAAAGGTATTTGTGTTGCCGTGGTGGGAACATCCTCAGAAGGGGTGTGGACGAACTACGCGACAGGATGAGAATGGCAAATGGGTCATTGAGTCGCCGTTTTACCTCGTTGAGAAGAAACGGCGATCCCCGAAAGACATGGCCCAGGAATTGGATATGGAGGACCTTCAGGCTGGTGATGTGTTTTTCTCATTGGCGAACTTCGAGAGGCACGCTGCGTTATTTGCCAAAAAGCCTGATTGTAGAATGCGGGTTGATTTTAAGACGGTCGTGCCTGAGAAGGACATCCCCGATATAATGCGGCGTAGGACGTTGACGAAGTTGTTTTTCCGCCAACACGCCAAGGGACCCCTTCGGGTATGGTGTAAGCTCATCAATAATAGACCTGATCAGACGATGACGTATCGCATGGGTGTGGATATCAGTAAAGGTCAGGGGGCGTCGAACTCCGTTATATCGGTCAAGTGTAATGAGACGAATCAGAAGATAATGGAATGGCGGGATGCCAACACTTCTCCCGCTGATCTGGCTCGTATTACTGTGGCTCTGGGTGTGTGGATAGGTGGGCGTGCCCCGAAGCATCTGCCGTTCTTGAAATGGGAGAATAACGGCCCTGGATGGGATTATGGGCGTGTGATTGTTAAGGTGTACCATTACCCATTTTTCTATAAACGGCGGGCTATAGGGCGGGTGCACAAGAAAGAGACGGACTCTTACGGTTGGCAGAACAACATTCAAAGTAAGACGGAACTCCTGTCATTGTACGATAGAGTCATGGCAAATGGGTCTTATATCAACCCATCTGAGTTCGCCGTTCGTGAAGCTATGTACTACATCTACTACCCCAGCGGAGCCATTGGTCCTGCTGGACTTACTGAAGAGAACGAATCAGCGCGTAAAACGCACGGAGACTGCGTAATGGCTGACGCGTTGACGTTAGATGAAGACGATCTTAGTCACCGTAGAAAAATCGAAGGGCCAGTAGCCCCGATGCGTTCGATAGGCTACAGGAAGAAAATGGCACTAGACGCGTACAAACAGAAAAACAAGCTAAACATGGTATAGAAGGTGAAGAGCCGATCAACCTGATCTATAATGCAGTCCGGGCGTTGGTGCCGAACATGGTCATGCAGAGCCCGATTAACCGTGTTACTACAGACATTCTGGACCATAAGGAATATGCTGAACTGTTAGGGCTTGGTTTAGACAGTCTAAATAAAAAGCTCGACATGAAGAGTATGCTTCGGGCAAGTATTGTGGACGCCCTGTTTATGATGGGCATTGTCAAGATCGGCCTCGGCAATAGCGACACAATCCATGATTTTGGCGACGTTCACTACGACAACGGTTCGATATTTAACGAGCGGATTAACTTTGAGGATTTCGTATTCGATCCTACTGCCAAGAACCTCCGCACGTCAGCCTTTTTCGGAGATGTGAACAGGGTTCCGCGCCAGATATTATTGGATAACGACAATTATGACCATGACGCCGTGATGAAGCTGGCTGCATCCCAGGATATGACGAAGGATAAGGCCATTGAAAAGTTATCGAAACTCAACGCCCAAGATACTGAGATGCGGGAACTACAGGATTTCGTGGATGTGGTAGAACTGTGGATACCGGGTGCCAACGCTAAGATTGTCATTGCTGATCCCAGGGTTCACACTATGCCGGGTTATCTGTCTGCTACGGAGTATTATGGTCCTGACTCTGGCCCATATAGTTTTCTTCGATTGTCTCCGCCGGTGCCCGGCAATCCGTACCCGATCTCACCCATTGGTGTGTTTTATGACCTACACATGGGTGCGAATCGCATGATGGTGAAGGCGATAGATCAGGCTGACTCGCAGAAAGATGTCATTATCTGTGATCCCTCCCACTCGGATGAGGGTGAAGATTTGAGAGACTGCGATCAGAACGAAATCCTACTGGGCGATCCTAATTCAGTCAAACCGCTATCAGTCGGTGGACAGAACGAGGGCAACATAGCGATGCTCTCGCAACTACAAGTGTGGTGCAACCACATGTCTGGTGGTGTGGACCAACTGTCCGGCCAAAAGACGCAGGGCGGCGGAGACATTACCGCTACACAGGCTTCAATCCTGAGTGCAAATTCTACAGTAACAGTAGAAGACTCGAAGGACATAATCTATGATTTTGCTGCCGACATAAATTGGAAGAATGCCTGGTATCTTCATACTGATCCATTGATTGAATTGCCATTAGTCAGGCGTAAACCTGGCGGTGAGGAAGAGCAGTTGATACTGACGCCAGAACAGCGATCTGGTGATTTTCTTGAGTATACGTTTAGGATTAAAGCCCGGTCATTGACTCGCATGGACCCGACGCTAAAGGCGAAACGGGTGTTAGAGTTTCTGACGAATGTGCTGCCTGGGATTATGAATACTGCGGTCATGGCGATGAACACTGGGGTGCAGTTCAACCCTGCCAAAGCTGCTACATTGGCCGCGGAAGAGATGGGGGTTTTGGATGAAATAGGTGATGTGTTTATAGACCCCGATTTCATACAGAAAATGAAGATGAAGATGCTGATGGGGCCGCAGGGTGCCGGAAAGGCTGGGGGTGGTGAAGGTGGTAGTTCCAGTGCCGGGATTATACAGAACGGGGGGTTGCCGTCTAACGTTCCTGTGCCGAGTCCGACACAGGATGCGAATGCTAATTCTCAGGCTGTAGCAGCCGAGGGCCAGAGTGTAATTCAGGGGGCTTTTTGATGTCAAAGGTAGTAAAACCAACAGCCGCTGACAAATTAGTAATCAATGAGCAACTGGCTAAGAAGTATCCGGGGCGAAAGTATAGGATTAAGAAAAAGGGCCTAGCCAGGATTAAACAAAAACTGAAAGCTGTGTTTGGTTCCGGTTCAGGAGATACCATCCGCACAAAGGCTGTTTCCAGCCAGCTTTCAAAAAATCTTTCCAAGGATGAGATTAGACGATTACGAGGTAAGTAGC